TGTTTCTTCGGTGGCATGTCATCACCCTCCGTCATCTCTCCGTGAGACGAAGCGATCTGTGATGATCTTGGCGAATTTCCGGTATGTTTTTGGCAAAACGTGAAGATTCGGCAGAGTACAACAATGGTGATCAATGCGAAAGACGCTGTTATCGAAAGCATCCACCCGTATGGCTCGAGATGGTCATCCCTTGTGTACTCTCCTTGTGGACCATTGAGGTGTGACATTGTGCCACACTCTTTGATCAGAGGAACATTGCAGCCCATCAGATGTTTTGAAGCTTGATTCATTCTGAGTTGCAATTGTTCATCTCTTATGCCGTTCTTGATCATCTGCCGAATCTCTGGGGTTTGCTTGTGTTTTGGCAGGAAAAACTTGACCATGGCCTTCCGCTCCTCGGAAGTCCGTTGAACTGGCACTTTCGTCGGTCGAGCGTTCAAAGGAGCATCCTCCTCTAGATACTGTCTCTTCCTATTGCGCTCTTGCGACCTTGCCTTCGTGCATAACTTCCTGGTGGCACGTGATTTCTTGTGTGCCTTCTTGTCGATGCTATCACTCACCATGGCCAGCACCAACTTTTTCGCTTCCTGGAAGTCTTTGCCCGCAAGGCGTCCCAAGGAGTTCATCGCTGAGTGAATGGTACGCAGATTCAGCGTGTTGATATCCCTTGGGCGGCCTGTTGTGCAGGGAGTTTGTCGATCCACCATGCGTAGAATGGCACTCTTCTTCCTGTCCAATCTCCGCATATCGGCAATCCTTGCTGGGCTTTCGTCTTTCAAGACTTCGCAAAACCCACCAGGCCTTGGGAGAAGGTGGTTTTCCGAAATAAACCTGGCCTTCTCCTCTGACGAGTTGACTTTGGACCTCATCAACAGATTCGAAATCCTCTTGAAGTTCGATACTGTGATATGGGCATTTTCAAGCGACACAATAAGCATGGTTCCAATATGCTTCTGCGTCCTCGTCAGCTTGGACCATTTGTTTTTGAGTTCGATCAGCTCTTCCACTTCAAACAGTCCCTCCAACACTTTGCGCGCTTCTGCAAGTTCCACGACAA